ATAGCTAATTTTAACTTTCATGATTTGTTTTTTAGATTACCCTTACTATGTGTTATCTCTATATATAGGATTGGTATACCCTTAGTTTCCCGCTTTTTTATTCACTCTCTAATCTTATTGGCCATGACTACTAATAATGACCGTTATTTAATTGGATTTTTGTTAGGTACTATTCTTACTGCTACTATAGTACATATACTAATACACAATGCTTATGATGATACTTGTTATCATGAGGATATGTTCCCGCCTCTTGTTAAACCTGAATATATTATTGAAGTTCAGGGAGACTCTGCGTTTGTGCAGAATAGATATGGCGATGTGTATAAAGCAAAAGTATCTGAGATAGATAGTATTATTGTCTATGATAACTTATAAGGTGTAATGTTATACCTTCCGTCAAGTACCTGTCTGAGTGCAGTGTCTAAAACAAACCTTGACATACTCTCATCCAATTGCAGGTAGTAAACATAGATGATTTACTTCTAACTATAGCTGTCACTGAAAAGTGTAGATGTTCGCAAAACAGCATGATTTGAACAAAACAAGGGTTGCAACCTTGTGAGAGTACTCTTTACTGTTAGCAAACAGTGACAAACCTGTGGGGCTTCTATTGGGTTCTATACTTCTCCTGCAAAGAGAGTATAGTGCTAACATATCATTTGCAGTGATATGAATCCAAAGTTAGTGCAGACTTTAAAATCAGGTATTTTACATATAGTAATGATAAAGCTATGTGAGTTTAATTTAAACTAGACAGTTTTATACACGAGAGCAATCTGGCAGTGTGATCCTGTTGACCACAGCAGTAATATGTGGTATGTCATTTATCTATTCTCCTCCACAAAGATTCCACTTGGGAGAATACAGCTGACTGAAGTGGAATTCAGTATAATTCAAGTGATGACTCAGCGGTCTAATAGCAATGTAGGATATTGTTATACTCTTGTTTATAAGATTTTGTTTAGAGCATAAACAAAACTCATTATCTTAATTAACATTAAATAAAGTCCTGTGTACCTAGCACAGGCAAGTCCTCATTTTACTTTTATATATTTGTGGTGCAATAAATGCACCTCAACGTAAGATGTATTGTTCACTTAAATAAATTTATTTTATTATGAAAAAGTTTAGCAACGGTTACTTGTTTTTAGTAACGTTAGGAATGTTATGTGGTGTATCTGCAGTTATGTGTATATATGCCCAAGCACCAACAGCTAGTGCTGTTATGGCTGTATTTAGTTTCATGTTCTTATGGGTGCCACAGATGTTTCCAGATGAAGAAAAGTATAAATCTTAAATTTAGAAATTATGAACTTTGAAGAAGCTAAAGATATGTATATGTTATATAGCATATCACCAGAATTAACTTGCACTTGTGATGACTATCATGAGTGTCAGCAATGCTATGAAGAGAGAAGACGAGATGAAGATAATGCATCTCAAGAAACTTCAATTGAAAATAGTATTTAATTCCTCCCCCAAGTCAGGTTGTTTGGAGATTGTTCTGACTATAAACTCGTGAATCTATCCTATCCAGTAAGCTGCTGGCACAGACAGCGTGTAGTAACCAGCTGTACTAAGACATAGAAAGTTCCTATTCATTTATAATAGCAGCACTTACTTTCCGTCTTTAACTAAAACCAAAATACCAGTTCCTGTTTAAACAATTTAAACAGAGAGTTGGAGGTCTATAAAGTTTGACAACACAACAAGGCAATATGTACTGGTCGCCTGTGTTCTGGTCTTTATGGATGCTTCAACAAATTAACCTATGAGAGTGCTGATAGATACAGGATGTTCCTTTTTCTAATTCAAGCATAAATATTTACATCCCATCTGAGGCACTCTTTATTTTTTCACTCTTTAATTTATTTTAATTATGGCAAATTTTGCTGAAATCCGTTTGTTTGGGCGTGCACTGTCCAAAGAGAATTCCTCTGTTTCTCATGAACTCATTGTAGAATGTGCAAAGAAAGGTTATGCTATTGACCGTTATGTTGACCAAGATCGTGTTAAAGCTTACATAGATACATTACCTATCAATTATAACTCTACTTTCTATAGTACTTTTGAAGAAGTAGTAAACCTTACTATTGAAGAAGTAGCTGTAGATCAAATTTTACACTATATCTCTACATATGGTACAAATTTCCAAGGTAAAGCTTATGTTCCTAATCAGTCTGATATTTGTGTTGACTTTACTGACTGCAAGTTTATAAATTCTATTACTATAGATGAAATAACTGTGAAAGTTAAAGAAATGCTATATAGTAACATTGCTCTTCATAAAAATACTTTGAAAGATTTATTTGAACTTATTGATGAATTTGATATTACTCTATCATTATTTAAGATTCAAAATCGTGAAGCCATCATAGCATATAAAGTTAAGTATGGTATATATCCTAAAGATGTTGATGACATGATGTCTATGATTAATTATATGATTACTGGGTCTGCAATGATTGTTAAGTCTCGTGAGAATATAAATATGTATCATGACACTTTCTTTCACAGTAATCGTGTAATGAATGATGAAGTTATAAAGACTAAAGAACTTATAGAGTATTTAGGTTATACTGAAGTATCTAAAGGTTTTAATAGATATAAACGTTTTTTCCTTAGTATGAAGGAAAGTAATAAGGAATTTGCTCCTATTATAAACAAGATATCTAAGTTGTCTAAGAAGCATCATGTTCCTTGTGAGTTACCGTGGTCTACTAAGTTCTTAACTAAGTCATTTCTTAATGGTAATTATGCGAGTAATGTAAGTGACTTACTTAAAGAAGCTTCTGTATTCCAATTATCTAAGTATTATAATGCAGTTCAAAAACGTTTATTGCCATATAGATTCTATGATACTTATAATGTTCGTAATGGTAAAAGCTTTGTTAAGGTAAATAACTTTGATCTTACTACTGAGGAAATAGATGTTTTATTGAACTATAAATCAATGATTTCTTCTGAGTTACGTGCTAAGTGTAATGATAAGTTTAAGAACACCAACTTTAAAGTTATGTCTGATATTAATATGGCTATTCCTACTAGTGAAAAGAATTTTACTGGTACTTTACCCATAAATTCTAGACTTAAGATAACTAATGATAGCGCATTTATTGTAGGTATTCATTGGTTTGGTAAAGATGGTGCTGTTGACCTTGATTTATCATTTTTGAACTTAGATGGTCAAAAGATTGGTTGGAATGCTACTTATAATAATGAATCTATTGTTTATTCTGGTGATATGACTTCAGCTAATCCTGAAGCTACTGAATGTTTGTGGTTTACTGATGGATTAAAAGATGGTGTGTTTGCCATAAATGGTTATCAATCTAAAATAGATGCTAAGTTTACATTTTTTGTAGCTAAAGTTTCTAAAGATATATCTAACTATGGTAGAGGTTATATGGTCAATCCTGATGATATAATTTTTAAGACACAGTTGTCTTTGTCAAGTCTACAAATGACTGCAGCTATCTTTACTGATGGGCAGTTCATATTTACTAATCGTGGATTAGGTAATAGCAGAGTTTCTAATGCTGACTTTCTTAAAGGTTACATTGATTCTCAAATTAAGCTATCTAATTGTTCTCCTATGTTAAATGATTATTTATACACAGAGAACTCTGAAGTTTATATGGACTATGAGACAAACATTCCCAAAGATTGTTTTGACCTAACTACTGATGACAAGTCAGCTTTAATTAGCTTATTGTCATAAATCTCTATGCAGGGTGTAAAAGCCCTGCTTTTTATTATTTACTTTTTAAAACCAACAAAATGGACACAGTTGTTTATTACATGTACATTAAAAATGGAAAGGAGCACTTTACTCCAAATGAAGATATAGCTTTCTTAAGAGCTGATGCTGATACTGAAATTAAAATGATTACTCAAACTATTTAAATTTAACAGGTTATGACTGAAATTATGATTGAAGAAATTCAAGATTTACACATGAAATTGCACGGAGATATTATATCTGATAAAGATATAGAAAGAATTTATGATTGCAAGCTTAATATTTCGACTTTAAAAACATTGAGAAACAGATTAATCATGTTACATCATGAAATGTTTTATGACAGTGTAGGAGCGTTTAACCCTGATGATATTTAAGATTATGGGAACTTATAAGAGACTAAAAGATGCACGCGAGGATGTGAAATACTGGGAAAATGAATTAGAATGTCATAAAGACAATAAAGGTTCCCGTGGTGTTATTAAAGCAAACTTGAAAAGTGCTAAAAAGTATTATAACGCAGCTAGATTTACTCATAGTGTAACAATTGGTGCAATGGTAATTGCTATTGTTGCTTTAATGTGGGGAATTTTAATGTATTTGAAAACAGGAGGGTTCTTTGGTTAGAACTCTCATAATTTAATTATTATGGATATTAGAAAAATTGATGTATCTATTACAGAAGAAGATGTCGCTCAAATGGTAGGCGGATTATTTCAAAATCAAGAACTGGATAAAAGAGCAAATTTAACTCAAATATTTACTGAGTTATTGTTACAAAATCCTCAAGCATGTACTTATTTTGTACAAATTATTCTTGGTAAGAGTTTACCAACTCTCCATCCAATTGGCTCTATTGTTAGAGTTCCTTGGAAAAATATATCATTAATAGTAGATGATTCTGAGAAAGTCTATGAAGAACTTAAAAAGAATAACCTTCTCAATAAACATGGAGAAGTTACCTGTACTATAGAAGAGTATAGAGGTTTGTTAAATTATTTTCAGTACAGAATCAAATTTAAGTATAATGATACTGATTCTACAGTATGTTCAGCTACTATAGCTGACATAAAAACCTATGATCACAATATATTTTAGTCGAATATAAGTTATAGCTGATATCAAGGGAGAAGTATTAAAAATATTTTTCCCTTGTTAGCTATATAATGGTAAATTTTTATTGTTTATGTATTAACCTTTGAAGATTTATTACGTACTTAGTGTATGAATTATCAGTTACCCAATGGCAAAGTTATTTATCTCACAGTAGAAGAATACTTAGACCTTACTGATGAAGATATTCAATACCTAATTTCAATTGATTATGGGGATACTATTGTTAATCCATTTAGTGGTTCAGCAGTAGATACAAAAAAGATTCCATCTAAAAGCAGAGATTTCTCTGTTTTTGATGATGATGAAGAACTTCCTACAGATTTAGATATAAGAAATCTATCCTAATGTAATAAGCTTATTAAAGCTAACTCACCTGTGTTTGAGCAATCACAGGTATAGTATCTATGCTCACAAATCAAAATTTTATTAATTAATTAAAAAAAACAGAATTATGAATTCAAAAGTAATTGTATTAGCAGATGAAAAAACAAAAGCAGTTGTTAACGTTTCAGAAAACAATCCAGACTATGGATATTTTAGAGTAGAACAATCTAAAGTAGTTACTACTGGTACTGGTTGGTTAGATGTAAAAAGAATTACTGCAATTGTTCCAGGTAAAATGGACCAATTAACCCAAGCAGGTTTTTATGCTGGTCAAGAACTTCCAGGTAAAATTATTACTTTGGAATCATTAGAGCCTTTCAGTGATGTTAATATTGAAAAGCAATTAAAAAGAGCAGGTAGTGAAGATGCACCTGTATGCACTCTCATGGGTAAACCTATTTATCAAAAGAGACTTTGGACTTCAGATGCAAATCTAGAGGATGATTTAATTTCTCATGATAATATAGATGAAATAAGAGCATATAATGCTAATAAGAAAAGTACTGCTGTCCAACCTAATGAAGAATTTTCAATAGGAGGATAAGGATATTTTTTGAGTGAATGAAGATTGGGGGAAGACAATTGTTTTCCCCTTTTCTTTTTATTATTTATGATTTAAAATGTAAAAAAATGAATTCGACTAAAATTGGAAAATTGCAAGAACAGATACAGAAGTATCTCTTGACCCCACAAACTGTGATGTCATATGAACAAGATAAGTATTCAGCTTATCAAAACTATCTTTATAAAAGAGCTTTGTATGGCGTTAATTCTCTTGATGAAGAGGAAGTTAGCAGAATGTGTAAGAAAAAGATATATAGAATTAATAATGTGCATAAAAGAGCACAACGTGTTGTTAATACTATTAAACAAAGAAAACTAATTGAGATTACAAATAATTTCTTTGAAAAACTGTTTCCTAATTCAGCTTTTACTAAAGCTATGTTAGCTCAAACAGAAACAGATGATAAATTTAGAAATACTTTAAATTTCAAAGATTTAAATATTGATAAAGACCAAATTATTGCTATCTTTATTGATGAAGGTATCTTACCTAAAAACTTTTTAAGTTTAGAAAGAGACCCAAACCAATTACCAAGATTAAAAGGAAATGGATTATCATGATTCAATGTCATATGTAGAACAAGAATTTTTTACTCTAACTAAAAATTTTGATTTACAAGATTGGCTTGATATGAGAGATGATAATTATTGGTATGTTACTGACTCTATAGGTAATAAAAGAGAAAGAACTAAGTATGAAAAACTTGATCTAATTAGGTATTACATTGCCAAAGGTGTACCAAAACCTGCAAACAATGATTAAACCTAAGCTTAAAGAATGTTATGGGTGTAATAAACCATCTGTAATATGGAAGAACCATGAGGGTTTTAGATACTGCAAATATTGCTGGAGTTGCCACAAAAGCAATTTGAATAAGCCTCAGAAACCAACCGTATCTATCCCTCAGGTTTCTTCTAAAAGAAAAAAGAAAGATCAAGAATATCTTAAACTTAGAGAAAGGTATCTTACAGAAAATTCCTTATGTAAAGTAAAAGTAAATGGATGTAGTCAAGGAGCTACAGATGTCCATCATACATATGCAGGTAGCAACAGAGATGTGTATTATTTAATACAGAGTACTTGGTTACCTGTTTGCCGTAATTGCCACAATTGGATTCATGGTAATCCAAAAGAGGCTAGAACAATGAAATGGTTAAAATGATTTAAAAAATATGATTATGAAATTATCAATTAAACACACAGACAGTTATAAAAAGTTTTCAATTCTACCAATGAATAGAGAAATAAAATCTCAGCATGTAGAAGAACTAGTAGAAAGTGTAAGAAATATGGGTATTATAAGACCCATAGTTGCATGTGAAACAGATGTAGTAGAAGGCGAAAAGAAACTATATATTATAGATGGTCAGCATCTAGCTACAGCATTAGAAAGAGAAGGTATGTCTATACCTTATACTACTATTGAAGTTAAAGATGAACTTGACTTAGTTCATAAAATGGGTAAATTAAACAACTCATCCAAATCTTGGGCATTATTAGATTATGTCAATGCTTATAAGTTTTGTTCTAATGATTATAGGAAACTTTTAAAGTTTAAAAATTTATATAATCTTGAACTAATGATGGTTGGAGCACTATGCAGAAATCATTATAGTTTTACTATTAATAGTCAGATTATAAGATCTGGAGAGTTTAAAGTTACTAATCCGCTTGCAGAAGCTATGTGCAAAGACTTTAGTGATTTGTTTATAATGCTTGCAAATGTAGATAGAAGTATAAAATTCTCTTTTTTAAGTGCATTTATTCAAGCTTATGGTAAGATAAGTCAATCTGAAATCATCAATAATTTAAAATCTAATATTAAAAATATTAAGCTTATTAGTGATAATACGGAAGCATCTAATTATATTAGATCTAAAGTATTTAATCTAAAAACTAAATAATTATGATGATGCCATCACAAAATGTGACACCCAAATCAGAAAGTTGTACTGAGGATATAACTAAAGAACGCATGTTAGAGCTAGCTCAAAAACTAATTAATACTCATAAGAGATATGATTATGTTGAAGAAGTTATAGGAACTAGATTAAGTCCCAAAGAAGCTTTGTATGCAGGAATTGTATCCGCTAGATTATTAGCAGAAGAAACTGCTAAAGCTATGTGGTATAGAGTTGCCACATATTTAGAAGATAAATACGAGGAAGAATATGGACAGACAAAAAGTTCAAAGTGAAGCTTTAAAAGCAACTGAGGGTAAAGAAAGATGTGGTTTGGCTTTAGCTACAGGTGTTGGTAAAACACTTGTAGCTTTAAACCACTTAGAAAATCATTATTCTCCTTTACTTAATATACTTGTAGTTGCACCTAAGATATCAATATTTGATTCTTGGAGAAGTGAGGCTCAAAAATTTGAAAAAGAAAAGTTGTTGAACAATGTTAAGTTCACAACATATTTAAGTATTAATAAACAGAATCCAAAAGATTTTGATATTGTATATTTGGATGAATGTCATAGTTTGCTAGAATCTCATAGAGCATTTCTTGATGAATTTAAAGGTAAAATACTTGGTTTAACAGGTACACCACCTAAATATCAGAATTCTGAAAAAGGTAAACTTGTTAATGACTTTTGTCCAATTGTCTACAGATTTGTTACAGACAGTGCTGTAGAAAACAAAATACTCAATGATTATCATATTATTGTACATAAAATTAATTTAGGTACAAATAATAACTATTGGGTTACAGGCAAACAATCATTTAAGACTTCTGAGCAGAAGAATTATAGTTACTGGTGTAATAGAATTGATGCTGCACCAAATCAAACTACCATGTTGCGTGTAATGAGAATGAAAGCAATGATGGAGTATCCAAGTAAAGAAAAGTATGCTAAGCTATTGTTTAATAGCATTAATACAAAATGTATACTCTTTGCTAATACACAGGATCAAGCAGATAGATTATGTACACATAGTTACCATAGTAATAATCCTGATTCTGATGATAATTTAAGAATGTTTAAAGAAGGTTCTATAACTAAATTATCTTCAGTTATGCAATTAAATGAAGGTGTAAATATACCAGAATTAAAACAAGGTATTATTATGCATGCATATGGTAATGAAAGAAAGGCTCAACAAAGAATAGGTAGATTACTTAGACTTAATCCAGATGAGAAAGCTATAGTACATGTATTATGTTATATAAATACTGTAGATGAAAAATGGGTTAAAAGTGCATTAGAAAATCTTGACCAGGATAAAATTGAATGGAAGAGTTATAATGTAAATCTAGACTAAAGCTCAGGAAATCTCATCAAAAATTAGTATATTATAATATGGATGTATCTAAAACACATAAAGTCATTCTGTATAATGATGACAAACTCACTTTTGATTTTGTTATATGCTGTTTAGTTGAAATATGTGGTCACACGTTAATTCAAGCAGAACAGTGTGCTCTTATTGCACATAAAAAGGGTCAGGTCACTATTGCATCAGGCTCTTTTGATAAAATGTATTCTATTCTAGAAACACTAGATTATGTCAAAGTAAATGTTTCATTAGAACAATATGAAAGCGATTTGCATAGATAGTTCAAAAAAACCAGCACAGATATCTGAATATGAATGGATAGAAGAAGGAGCTGTTTACACCATTACTGAAGTTGTAGAGTTATCTGCACAAGATGGTACATTAGGTGTTGCTTTTGAAGAAGTACAACTTACAGAAGCTTCAGCTCCTTATAAATATTATGCATTAGAAAGATTTTTAATAGTTCCTGATAATGCACCTGTTGTACTTAATGAGTATAAATCTACAACAAAACTTAAAAATTCTAAAAATATAACAGCTGAAGATGCTGATCTATCTACTTTAGAATAATCACTTTAATATGGATGATAAATTATTTAATGCAGTGATGTATATCATTGCAGCATACTTTATTGTGTCCCAAATTATGATGATATATTTTTGGTATCTTTATGCAAAGAACCACGATTTTCTGACATCATTAATTATAGGGCCAATAATAGCAGAAATTAAAGGGTTATTATGGCCTTTTTTTATTTAACACATTATGATAGACAAGAATTATAGTGCTGAAGAAGTTATTCGAGAATTAAAAGAAATATTTCCAGAGCACAAAACCAGAAAAAGATCTTATTTAGATCAGAGAAATTATTTAATAACTATTCTTTACTATAAATTTGGATACAGTGAAGAAATGATTGCAGAATGTTTTGAAAATTCAAAACATAAAATTGATAGGAGTACAATAAATCATTCTAAAAAGCAAGTTATAGCTTTAACTAAATCACAAGATCCAAGTTTTCAGATGAATGTAGCAATGCTGTACTATAAATTTCCTTTTGATGTTTCAAATGCTAAACATGCACATTCAACAGAAAGAGCAGTAACTACAACATATGATTTAAGAACAATAGCTAGAATAGTTAATTATGCACACGCTCATGATAAATCAATAGATCAAACTGTGCTACATCTAGTTAAAACAGCTTTGGAGTTTATTGAGGAAACTAAAATTAAAGTAAAATGGGAAGAGTAAAGGAACTTTACATTAATATTATAAATGCCAATGATGGTGAATTACCAGAAGGTCTTACATGGCCTGATATTCTGCATATGAAAGAATTACAAACTTATGAATTAAAAGAATATGAAAGAAAGAAAAATGAGGTTAGTTCTGCTCAGAAAAAAGAGATTGAGCCAGAAGAATTTACCATTGAAGAGGACAAAACAAGTAACAAAGAAGATTTGCCTTTTTAGAGTAAACAATGAGTGCGGCAATTAAACATCAAGTAACTAAAACTTTAGTAACTAAGGATAATAATAATAGTGCTAACTGCATAGCACCTAATTTAATATATGGGTGCTTTGGTGGTTGTGTAGATACTTATTGTTATATGTCTAGATACAATGGTAAAAGAGTATTTGTAAATGAAAATGTAGATGATATATTTAACTCAGTTGTTAAATGGGAAGAAGGATTTACAAAGGTTCCTGATCAACAGGATCCTGTATATACAATGGTAGATATAGCATGTAATACTGATTTAGTATTGATGCAAAAACATCTACCAGAACCACTGATAGATTATCTAAAAAAATATGATAATCATCCTAGATTGAATAGTACTATGGCTACTAAGTATCCTAGTTTATTAAAATTAGATGTAAATCATTTTAATAAAAAACCAAGAGTAAGAGTAAGTTTAATGCCACAAGCATATGCAGACATACTTGAACCCAAAATGCAGAAAGCCATAGATAGAATACATGAAATTAATAGACTAAAAGATTTAGGTTGGGAAGTACATATAAACTATAGCCCACTTGTATTCTATAAAAAATGGAAAGATCATTATGGTCAGCTATTTCAAAATGTAAAAGAAATAGCAGGAGAAAATAAATGTGAAGTAATTGCATTAACTAATCATGCTAATCAAATGGTAAGATCATCTGATGAAGCACAAGAGTTGATGCGATTATCTTCTGAGGTTAAAAACAAATCAGGTGTGATGAGATACCCTCTTAAGCATAAAACAAGATTGCTTGAAGAGTTTAAGGAATTATATTCACAGTATTTTGATTTAGATACAATTAGGTATATATTTTAACCAATGCACCCATAGCTCAGCTGGATAGAGCAACTGCCTTCTAAGCAGTAGGTCAAAGGTTCGAATCCTTTTGGGTGTACTAAAAAATAAAATATGGGAACAAACATTTTAGACTGGATGCAATTCTGGGATCATTTTGATAAAGATCTCTATATACAATATTTGATTGCAAAACAAAATAAAGAAGATAACAATGGATAAATTATTAAAAGGAATGGGTTATTTAACATGGGCAGTATGTAATATTGCTGGATTGTATGGATTAGGGCGTGGTGCATATATTTTAATTACCACAAATACTCTATCAGGATTTATATTTTACCTAGCATTAGGTATTATCATGCTGTTTGCATGTATCTTACTAAGCATTTTATGTTTAGGTTTAGTAGCACATTTATTTAATGATACTAAAGTAATTAACAAAGTAACTAAATGGTTACCATTTATAGATATTTAAACCAAAATAAATAAAATGAGTAAAGAAAAAGCTAAAGAAGTATATGTAAGGTTAGGTGTACAAGACTTAATCATTACAAAAGAAGATTATGAAAATCATAATTATGGTACTGATTGTACTTGTTATTTTATTGGCTATGAAGATGAGAACGGTAATGAATGTGAAGAAGATGGTACTTATTTAAACCAAAACAAAGATGAAAAATGAATTTGTACCTTATGAGTTGGCGATTAAACTCAAAGAACTTGGTTTTGATGAACCTTGTTTTGGATATTATGATGGAGGAGGTAATCTCTATACAGAAATGGTTGAAGTATTAAAAGCACCACTCTACCAACAGGTATTCAGGTTTTTTAGAGAGAAATATGGCTTAGGTCACATGATAAATGGGATTGGACATGAAAGTTTTATTATGAATATAGGTGGTGTGCTACATATATTTAATGCTTTTGAGTTTCAAACCTACGAAGAAGCAGAACTTGCTTGTCTTGATAAGTTAATAGACATTGTTAAATTAAACCAAAACAAAGATGATTGACAAATGGCTTAAGAAGTTAGAGTTAACTGATTGGACAGTTGAATTAGAACCTTTAAACAATGAACAGGTTCTATGTGATTGTCCAGCAGAAGACTGTTACTTTATAGGTATTGATCGTGATTTTAAAAATAAAAGTGCAGTAATATTTCATGATAGAGATCTTACAGAAGAAGATATTATTCATGAGTTACTGCATATTAAGTATGCTGATTGGTCAGAAGACCAGGTGAATGCTGAAACTAAAACTTTATTAAATGAAGAAAAAGAAAAAACCTAATATTCGTTCTATTGAAAAACTTGTAAAAGAAAATCCTAATGATATGGATTTAGGTAAAAAAGTAAGAAATATGATTTTATCATGGAACAAAGAATAAAAAATTTATCAAAAAAGATTTGTAAAGAGCATTATGAAATAACAGATGCTCCTGAATGTAAAAATTTACATATGTTATGGCATATGTATCAAATGGGTAGTAAAATAAATACATACAAACCTTTTATTCTTCTTGCAGAATTAAGATTACTCCAGTATCTTAATTATATGTCAGAAGATAATTTTAATAATACTGTTAGATTATTAGAATCCAAAGATGAAGAAAATTGGTTTGTAGCTTCTCAAGTAATTAATTTTTTCAGAAAAGAAAGAATTAAAGAACATGGAGAATTTAATATCAAAAAAAGTATTTATATTAAATGTAGAGAAGACTATGAGTCTAAGATTCTCAACAAAGAAGTATGGAGTAAAAAACAAAAATTAGAAAACAATGACTGAAAAAGATTTACTTGCATTAGGTTTTAAAAAAGAAATAATACCTGATTCTGAAAGTCAGAATGGGTATGATTACTATTATTATAATCTAGAACTTATTCAAGATCTAGTATTATATAGTTCTGAAAGTGATGAAGTAGGAGCTGATGGTGAATGGACTGTATTCATGTCTGATCCAGACTGTGAAATACTAGATCCTAAAATAGTTAAAGAACTTATAGATGTTTTCAGGAAAATTAAAGGTTAAGAATGGTAAACTAGTTTACTCTAAAGAAGCTAAAGTTGCCTTAGATTTATTTATTCAAAAACTTTCTGAAGGTCAAGAAGTTGATGTATTTATGTCATTAGTGGATGCTATTGGCAGTACTGCACAAATAAACAAAGTACACAAATGTATTAGAGAACTAGCAAAAGAAAGCGGATACAGCTTCAATGAAATGAAACTGATAGTTAAAGATAAAGCAGGTCTTATTGTAGGAGATGATTTAAAATCTTTTGCTGACTGCAGTAAAGAAGAGTTAACACAAGCTATTCAGGTTTGTATTGAAATTGGAGAATTATATAATGTTAACCTTCACTAGAGTTTTCACTCTTTTCCAAATCTTCTTTAAACTTTTCAGGATCAATTTCTTTTTCAAAATAAGCATCGTTTTCAACAGCTTGTTTTTCTATTTCACCAACAAGTAAAGTTAAAGTATAGAAAGCTCTTTCCTTATCTGTTTGATCTTTGTATTCTTTTGATACAAGATCTTTTACAAAAGTATCAGGACTACCTTTTTCAGTGCTATATACATCTTGTAAAAGAGTAAATAATGCCGCTTTTGCCATTTGGTAATAAGTTTTATTTACTTTTACATTTAGTAAAGCATCATCTTTCATTTCTTTAACTTTCTTAATTTCCATTTATTCAAATTTTATCAAAGATATAAAAAATATGACAACTACTATAGACATAGAAGATATTAAACAAAAATTATTTAAAAAAGTAGAAGCCTCTGGTTGGGGATTTCTTAAATCTTTTATATTTAGCAATGATTTTGATAACATATTAAAACAGCTAATTAGATTATCAAAAGATAATCAAAGATTTACACCTAAAATCAGCCAGTTATTCAGAGCTTTTGAAGAATGCCCTTATGACAAACTTAGTGTTATCATGGTAGGGCAAGATCCTTATCCAAAACTTGATGTTGCAGATGGTATTGCATTTAGTTGTAGTAATACAATGCAATTACAACCAAGTTTGAAGTTTATTTTAGATGCAGTAAACAGAACTGTATATGATGGAGTAGGTCAATCACATAATCCAGATTTAACAAGATGGGCTAATCAAGGTATACTAATGTTAAATACTGCTTTAACTACAGTTGTAGGTAAAGTTGGACAACATTATAGCATATGGAAACCTTTTATAGCATATCTATTTGATCATTTAACATTTGGCAATCCAGGTTTAATTTACGTATATATGGGTAAACAAGCTCAAGAATGGAAAGACTGTGTAAATGATACAAATTATAAGTTTTATGTAAATCATCCTGCTAGTGCTGTATATGTAAAAGGTTCAGAATGGGATTGTAAAAATGTATTTAATGAGATAAATCAAATTTTAAAGAAGAATAATAATTTTTCAGTAACTTGGTGATATGGATGAAATCTTTAATAAATTATTAAAACAAAAAATGACACCTAATTCTTTGTATGTACTTTATTGTATTAAGAATAAGGTGTCTGTTAATTCATTTGTTAATAGTAGTATTGAAATTACTAGATTACAAACAGATGGCTGGTTAAATGAAGATTTGACTCTTTCACAAAAAAGTCATATATTTGTAGAGGAATTAAACTCTTATTTTAGAAAGAGTAAGAAGAAAACTTCAACAGATTTAATGGGTGATAAATTTGATGTATGTATTAAAACATACAATGAAATATTTCCCTCAACAAAATTAAGAAGTGGTAAATATGCAAGAACCAATGTAAAAAATCTAGAAGCAGGTTTTAGATGGTTCTTTGAAAATTATGATTACGAGTGGGCAACTATATTTAAAGCAACACAAAAGTATGTGGAAGAGTATAGTTCTAAAAATTATGAATTTATGAGAACATCCCAATATTTCATTAGAAAACAAAACATTGATAAATCTTTTGAATCAGATTTAGCTACTTACTGTGATATGCTAAATGAAAGTAGCTCTAATGAAAATGATATTTTCAGAGAAAAAATAGTATAAGTTGGAACAATTTAAAAATGCAAAGCCTTTAAAGGCTATTAGCAAAGTTCGTGCTTATGAGAAGGCTCTTATAGAGATGAGAGGCAGGATGGACGGAAGAATTAAAAGTCTAAAAACAGCATGGCCTAAATTTAATGATGCTACCTTAAATGGATTAGAGTGGAATACTTTAACTGTTGTTGGTGCTAGACCTGGTGTTGGTAAGACTTTGTTCATGGAACAACTTGTTACTGAAGTTATTGCTTTAAATCAAGATCAAAATTTTCAAGTATTACAATTTCAATTTGAAATGCCTGAAAAAACTCTTGGTATGAGAGCATTTTCAGCAATCACTCAAAAAGACTATGGAGTTTTACATAGTAAATATGAACCACTTGCAGAAGATATTTATAATAAATGTAAACAATACACAAGTACATTGACTCAAAATAACAGAGTATTCTCTGTTTATAGACCTTGTACTGTAAATGAGTTTTGCGCAAGTATACATTATCACTTTGAACAAAACTGTGTTGAAAAAGATGGACAAAAGGTTTATCCAAAATTATTAGTAACAGTAGATCACTCAGCTCTATTTAAAAGAGATTCACATGAGAAGGATAGATTTGAAATGTTATATAATCTTGGAGAAGCCCTAACTTTTATGAAAAGAAGTTATCCTTTGTCATTTGTAATCTTAAGTCAATTAAATAGAAATATAGATGACCCTAAACGTGCTATAGAAGGTACATATGGAAACTATGTTTTAGATTCTGATCTATTTGGTGCTGATGCATTATTACAGCATGCTGATATAGTACTTGGTATTAATAAACCAGCTGCAAGAAAGATTAGATATTATGGTCCTGAAAGAATACAAATAAATGATCCTGAAACTCTAGTATTTCATTTCTTAAAATGTAGAAATGGTGATACAAGAATGAGTTTCTTTAAACTAGATAGAGATACTATAAGAATAGTAGAAATGGATGTACCAATGAAAACAAACACAAACATACAAATATGAATACAAGGCAGGAGAATACCAAAATTCTCATGGCAACCCATTTGCCAACATTTAAAAAGCTAGGTATAAAAGATCCCTACTTTGTTGCTAAATCTGCATGGGCTCCTCCAGGAGAAGACCTTAAAATGCAATTCTTTCCTAATGAATTTAAAGTAGGTAAAGATATCTATACAGAACTTAGTGACTTTGAAGGTGTATCTGAAGATCCTACACACACTTTATACAAATTAAAGTTTAATCCTTTTTATAAAGAGGAATATCCTTTAGAGCAAAAGACTAGTAAGTCTGGTAATGATTATGAAGTATATATAGTTCCTATGGATGAACTAGTTGCTGTTTTACCTAATGGTGAAGAAATACCTTATGCAAAATACCAAGAAAGACTAGAGAATCCTCCTGTAGAAACACAAGAAGCAGATTTTCCAAATTTTGCTAAAGAGTACTTAGAAGTTAGCCTGAAACCTAAATCAGATAATCAAGATGATTTAAGAGATGCGCTAATTAAAGTAGGTAATGAATTGAGAAATTTATCAAATATATTATTAACTAAAATGGATAAATAACATGGGTATAGTACTTCCAACTCAAAAAGTAAAAGCAGAAAGAGTAAATCCTAAAAGATTAATTATTTATAGTAAACCTAAAACAGGTAAAACAACTGCTTATGCAGGTTTAAAGAATAATCTTATATTGGATCTCGAAAATGGTAGTGAGTATGTTGAAGCATTAAAAGTAAAAGTTAATAACCTACAAGAACTATTGGATGCAGGCAAAGCTATTAAAGAAGCAGATAAACCGTATGACTATATTACTATAGATACTGTAACTGCATTAGAAGAAATGGTTATGCCGTTAGCTGTAAAATTATACAGAAAAACTCCAATGGGTAAAAACTTTGATGGAGATAATGTAACTACACTAGCTAATGGTGCAGGTTATTTATATATTCGTCAAGCTTTTTTCCAAGTTCTAGATTTTATTGATACTTTAGCTCCCTGTATTATTTTATCAGGTCATATTAAAGATAAAGTAGTTGATGATAAAGGCGAGATGGTTATGGCCGCAAATATTGATTTAACTGGTAAGATTAAATCTTTAATTTGTGCAAATGCAGATGCAATTGGATATATGTATAGGAAAGGTAACCAAACCATTATTAATTTCAAAAACAATGATGGAGTAACATGTGGTGCTAGACCAGACCACTTAAGAAATGAAGAGATAGTAATTTCTGAAATGAATGAAAAGGGTGAGATAAAAACTCACTGGAATAAAATATACAAGTAATAATTAATAATTAAAAAACAAAAATCAAATGGCTTTAAGTACAACAGATTTAATGACAGAAGGCGGTAGTGGTAACAACATGCCTAAAACAATTTCTACAGGTAATCATGAATTAAAAATTAATGGTGTCAGATTAGAAGAATTTAGATTTATAGATGGTGCATATCATTTAATCCTTGATATGGAAACAAAACCTATAGATGGATTTGAAGGATTTCTAAAAGATGCTAATGATGAATCTAAAGGTAGATATGAGGGTCAGATTGGTAGAGTAAAGGCAAGTCAATATGCATTTGCTGATGGTGAAACTAAATCTGGTATTAAAATTCAAAGAGACAATTCTATAATGATGTTTCTTAAAAACTTAACTTCTGCTTTAGGAGTTAATGATTGGTTTTTAGCACAAGATAATAAACATGAAACAATTGAAGACTTTGTAAAAGCCTTTAATAATGATGCACCTTTTGAAGGAAAGTATTTACATGTTTGTCTTGCAGGTAAAGAGTATGAAAACAAATCTGGATATATAGCATATGACTGCTGGTTTGCAAAAGCACAAAACAGAAAGTATGGTTATGCTTCGGATCCAAATAGTGTTCTTCAATATGATGAAGCAAAACATCTAAAAAAGATTGAAAACAAACCAGTTGAATCTTTTGATGATAATGATGACTTTGCTATACCTAGCAATACAAGTTCTGATTTCAACCTAGACTAGTAACTATACTATGGAGTTTAAAGGGGAATCAGAAAAGGTTCCCCTTTATTAACTAAAACCATTTATATGATTTCAACAAAAAATTTAATTTCTGATTTAGAGGATATTCCAACTGGATGGCCTTTTGAATATTACTTACAATTATCAGATCATTTAAATGGTCAAGATATAAAAATAAAATCTATAGTTAATACTAGAGAAAGAACACCTTCTATGTGTATTTATTTTGATACAACTGCACATAGATACAAATTCAAAGATTTTTCTTCGGGTCTAGGTGGTGATTCTGTAGAATTAGTTAAAGTTTATTTTAATCTTAAAAGTCGTGGTGAAGCTGCTATGAAAATTATTGAAGATTATAATCAATATATACTAAATAATGATTGCAATCCTATTAAAGAATATAAAGAATATAGCAAGTATCAAGTTACTGATTATGAAATAAGACATTGGACAACAATAGATCAAAAGTACTGGACTAAATATAATATTGGTTCAAGACTACTTGAGAAATATAATGTTGCTCCTTTGGATTACTATATAATGAGTAAAGAAGATGATAAAGGTAAGGTAAGTTCTATAACTATAAAGGGTTTTAGCATTTATGGTTATTTTAGAGATGATGGCACATTGTATAAAATTTATCAACCTAAGGTTTCTGATAAAAAATTTATCAAAATATGTAATTATATTCAAGGTTCTGATCAATTAAAATTTGATAAGAAATATTTAATAATAACATCTTCTTTAAAAGACTTAATGGCCTTTACTAGACTTAAGTTAAATGATGCAGAATGTATTGCACCAGATAGTGAGAATACATTAATACCTGAACACATGCTTAATAAGATAATAAGCAAATACAAAAAAGTATTTGTTCTATTTGATAATGATGAAGCAGGTATTAGATCTATGAAAAGATATAAAGAAAAATATAATTTTGATTATGTAATACTTGATATGGAAAAGGATTTATCTGACTCTATTAAAAAATATGGTCTTACTGAAACTAGAGATAAACTTCTTCCGTTATTAAAACAATTAGTATGAGCTGGATATATAAAGCAGTAGAGTTTAAAGATGAAATGATTCCCGAAGGAGCCATAGGCTTTGTGTATGAAATGGAAGCAATCATTGATGGTAAATCTGTAAGGTATGTGGGTAAAAAGAACTTTTTTAGTGTTAGAAAAAAAAGATTTGGCAAAAAAGCATTAGCTGAAATGACAGATAAAAGAACTAAAAAGTACACAATGATAACTAAACCTAGTTATCAAAATTACTATAGTAGTAATAAGGTTCTGCAAGATGCCCACAAAGCAGGAATTCCTATTAAAAGATATATGGTTAAGATATGTTTTTCTAAAACAGAACTAACATATGAAGAAACTAAATATCAGTTTAAAAGAGAAGTCCTTGAAAAAGAAGAATACCTAAATGGAAACATACTAGGAAAATTTTACAAAGGAAATATTTAAAATGAATAAACAAGATTCACTAAGTAAAACATCAAAAGACTTGATGTTAAAGGAACCGTATTATGGTTTCTTTTTGTTAATGTTGCATAAGTCATGGGATGACAAAATACAAACAGCTGGTGTATGTAAAAATGGAATCAACTTTCAACTTATGATAAGTGAAAAGTTTTGGACAGCACTATCTGAAGAACATAGACTTGGTCTATTAAAACATGAATTGCTTCATATTGCATTTCAACATCTAACCACATTTACAATGTTTGCAGATAAGAAACTTGCTAATATTGCAATGGACATGGAAATCAATCAATATATAGATAAAGATTGGTTGCCTGAAGGTGGTATTAATATAGATGATTATCCTGATCTTAATCTTAATAGGCGTGCTGGTTGCAGATATTATTATGATAAGCTACAACAAGCACAGAAAGATAAGCAAGAACAAGGCAGTAGTGGTGATGGAAATATGGATAAACTTCTTGATGGCATGGGACAAGGTCAAATGACAGTTACCATAGATGAAAACGGTAATATTAAAGATGTTAATTTACCTAATCATGATTGGGAAGAGTTTGAAAATATGCCTGATGCTGAAAAGAAACTAATTGAAAAACAAGTTCAAAGAGTTTTAACAGAAGCTAAAGAACAAACTCTAAAGAAAAGAGGTTTTGTACCAGGTGAGATTGAAGGTCTAATTGTACTAGAGGAAATCACACCACCTAAATTTAATTGGAAAAGATATATTAGAAGATTTACTGGTATATCTACAAAAATCTTTACTAGAAAACTTAGGAGAAAAGAGAATAAAAGATATTCTGATAATCCTGGTCTAAAAATAAAGATGAGACAGAACATGTTAGTTGGTATTGATACCTCAGGTTCTGTTTGTGATGATGAATTAAAAGAATTTATTAATGAAATACATCACTTGTACAAAGCAGGTGTTGATATTACAATTGCACAATGTGACTCCAGAATGCAATCCATTAAACAATATGATGGAAAGTTTGAACTAGAAGTTGCAGGTAGAGGCGGGACCAGTTTTGATCCTATTCTAGAATATTTTGAAGAAAATAGAAAGTTTACAAGTTTGATTTACTTCACAGATGGTGAAGCATATACAAGTATAAAACCCAGGAAACCTATTCTATGGGTATTGTCAGAGAGATCTGATTTTAATGATAGCTTACCAGGAAAACAAATAAGATTAGAAATTTAAAAAAATTAAAAATTATGAGCAATAGCACACAGCTAAACGTAGATGAGTTAAAAGACTTCTTAAAACACATGGTGAAAAACAATCAGCACATTCAAAATGAAGGTAAAGTACCTGTTGCTGTAAACATTGAAGGTGATGCGGGCCTTGGTAAAACTTCTGCAATTATTCAACTTGGTAAAGAGTTGGGTATGGATGTTGTGAAAATTAATCTATCTCAGATAGAAGAACTAGGTGACCTTGTTGGTTTTCCTGTAAAAGAATTTAAGATTTCCAACAAAGATGGTCAGACTACTTGGATTAATGAAAATCAAGTAGATGCCGCAATGAAGAAAGGTTATAAAATTGTAGATAAAAGAATGTCTCATGCTGCACCTGAATGGATTCAAGGTAAAGGTGAAGGCGGTTTCTTAGTTCTTGATGATTATACTCGTGCTGATCATAGATTTATGCAAGCTACTATGGAGTTAATTGATAGACAAGAATATATTTCATGGTCTCTTCCAAAGAACTGGCATGTAATCCTGACTACTAATCCAGACAATGGTGACTATCAAGTTACTAGTCTTGATGATGCTCAAAGAACTAGATTTATTTCTACTGAAGTAAAATTTGATGCTAGTGTTTGGGCTCGGTGGGCAGAAACTGTTGGTATTGATGGTCGATGTATTAATTTCTTATTAATGAATCCTGAGACTGTAA